AGGCCCAAGAGAAGGCTTACGTCCTTGAAATCAATACCGCTCCGGGGTTGGAAGACAGAACAGCCGAAGCCTATGCCAGAGCATTTAGGGAAATTGTGTAATGAACCCGAAGATCAATCGTTGGACTAAGAAACCTCACGAACATAAGCGGGAAATCGCTCGTCGTGAACGTCAACTGCAGAAAAGACTTGACAAGAAGGAGTAAGTAGTGTATAATAAATGTATACGTTGCGTGAGGGTAAATCCCCATGCCTAATAGAAACAATCCACCAGTACAGCTCGATATCGAAGCAATGGCAGATCAGATGTTCGTTCGCGGAGAGCGTTGGGATGTAGCAGTGGGCGATCCTGTCCGCATAGGCGACCAAATCCAAGTAGTTCGTGCTCGGATTGGAGAACAACTGATGCAAGCTCAAATGGCTCCTTGGATGAGGAAACCAGCTGAGGGTAAACGTGGAGAAGAACTGTTCCGCCTTATCCTCTCCGGTATACGTGAAGTCTACGACCATGATGCTGTTATCGCCGGGGGAGCCGTAAGGGACTTCGCTGCCGGTGTGTCTTCCTGTAAAGACGTAGATGTCTTTCTTCACATGCCGTGGAAGGACTTCAACGCGTGTTCCGACGAGTTGGGTTGGCAAGCGGTGCCTCGACTTACCAAGAATGAGAAGTACAAGAAGGGTAAGACAGGAGCTAGTTCGATGGGATTTATGGCCACCCATCGGGCAATGTCTCAAGTCCAGAACGTACCTGTTGATCTTGTCTTCATTGAGAAGCCTCTAGATAAGGACGTAGTGGCAACCTTCCCTGTCTTTGCTCAAAGGGGTGTGTGGACGCTCTCAGGGGGTCTGATACTGTCTCCCGAGGCAAAGGAGGACATTGCCAATAAGACGTTCACCATTGACCCTACGATCACTGACAAGGCTAAGGTCAAAGCAGTTCTCGCCAAGGTCAACGAATGGAAGAAGAGAGAGGGTTATTCCGACTGGAAGATCGTAGAGCCTGACGTCCCTGATTGGTGGGAAGCCAAGAAGGCGAACGAAGAAGAAGCAAAAGCTAGTAAGACAAATACTAACTGGTGGCATAGTGCTATTGGAACAACCACTACATCAACAGCATGGAAGGAAATTTATGAACATAACTTCGCAGAAGTTGCACCACAAATTGAAGATGGTCAGGAAGCTCGTGGACCGCAAGAGCAGCCAGAGTAGAATTGAACGAGCAATGAGAGCCGTGGAGAGAGAAAATGCCTCCTAAGAACCCTAGTGAGTACCAGCGTCTGTTAGAAGAATATTCAGAGTTAAAGAAAGAGTTCAAGAACCTGATGTATCCGAAAGGGTATCGTGAGGCTGTTCTTCGAGACATACGTAAGATCGAAGGTTCTCTTGAAATACCAGAAGATAAATGGGTGAAGGTGTAATGTACAAACCAGTAAGTAGTGCGCGTAAAGTAATGATACTCCTAAGAGCGCGTCAGAAGCCGTTTGAAGAACGAGCGATAAAGCGTCTACGTATTCTTCAGAAACCTCTTCGTAAGAAGCGTAGGACACGTAAGTGAGGTGCCCGATTTGTGACGTAGAATTGACAGAAGGTGAGATTTCCCTTGACAAACAGTTAAAGAGTAATCCCTGCACTTCCTGCAATCAGATCATCTACGAGACAGCCTTTAGTGGTAAGTTCAAGCATAATTCATTCGACGCCAGCGATCCGGAAGACTATTCGGACGACTTTGAACCTGACGACGAGAAGTTCGCAGAAATGATTGAAGATGAAACATGGACAGAGACGAATTAGTTCCTCAAGAAATTGAGGTATTACGTATCTTGAACGGAGAAGACGTACCGGAATGGTCTTGGGGTGCAGCAATGGCTGTGTGTTGTGAACATCTTAAGGGTTGTGGATACGCTAAAGATATGTATGAAATTTCTGATAAAGGAAAGAAATACCTTGACAACTTACACTAAATGGTGTATACTGATTGTATAGTTGCGAAGGAGTATACACTGATTACCAACCCAAAAGACCCCGAAGGTCAACCCTGCCCACACGAAGACTGCACTTCATCTGACGGCTTCAAGATTGCCGCTAACGGATGGGGACACTGCTTCGTATGTAAGTATAATCAGCCCCCAAAGGATAACAATGACCGGAACACCCGGAATGACGAAGCTGGCAAACGTGCAGCGCCAGTTGGAGCTACCGTTCACAAGCTTAAGAAACCTCCAATCGAGTTGGGGGACCGCTTTGTCGAACTGCCAAACCGCTCAATCACTAAGGCCACTTGTGAAAAGTACAAGGTATGGAGGGAAGACGGAAACAACTCCGGCATCGTCAAAGACTACTTCGCGTCCTTTGAAGACGGAAGACACGTCGGGACGAAGTACCGTGCCGTAGAAGATAAGAAGCATCAGAGTTGGACAGGAGAGCAAGGCGAACTATTCGGACAACACCTGTTCTCTCCGAATGTTAAGCTCGAAATCACCGTAACCGAAGGTGAATACGATGCCATGTCTGCCTACGAAATGATGGGCAGTAAGTGGCCGGTGGTGTCAGTGCTTAACGGTACAGGTTCCGCTGTTCAGGATATTAAGCGTAATTTCGAGTATCTTAACGGCTTCAAGAACGTAGTCCTGTCGTTCGATAACGACGAAGCTGGTGCTGCTGCCGTTAGGGCTGTGTCGGCCTTGCCGTGGCCCGCTGGTAAGCTTCGCATCATGAAGCACAAGCTCCACAAGGACGCCAACGAATACAAGGTAGCGGGTGACGGAGGCTTCTACACGAAGGAATGGTGGGACGCCCCTGCCTTTATGCCGGACGGTCTTAAGTTTGGGTCCTCGTTGTGGGAATCTATCATCCACCGCCCGAACCACTTCACTACGCCTTATCCGTGGAAAGGGCTAAACGATCTAACCTATGGTATTCGTCTGAGTGAAATGGTTGTGGTGACTGCCGAGACGAAGATCGGTAAGACTAGTATCTTGAAGGAGATTGAATACAGTCTCCTAATTAGCGAAGAGATTAAGGAGAAAGGTTATGGTGTCGGTTTCTTACACTTGGAAGAACCTGATTACGATACTGTTCTTGGTCTTATGTCTATTCATGCTGGCAAGCCTTTCCACCTTCCTGACGTGGAACGTACAGAAGAGGAATTAAAAGATGCTTACGACGCTGTTGTTAATAATGAGCGTGTTGTGGTGTGGGATCACTTTGGCTCTAATACAATTGAAGCCGTCCTTTCCAAAGTCAGACACATGGCTGCTCTTGGGTGTAAGTATATTGTGTTGGACCATCTCAGTATTGTTGTAAGCGATCAAGACGGAGACGAGCGTAAACGACTAGATGAAATTGCCACTAAACTAAAGACCCTTTGTATGGAGTTGAACATTGCCCTCATTGCAGTCATTCACCAGAACCGAGCAGGACAAATCCGAGGTACCGCCGGGGTTGAGCAACTCGCTAATATCGTGTTCAAACTTTACCGGGACAAACTTGATGATGACCCTTGGCGAAGAAACATCACTAAGGTGGTGGTGGAGAACAACAGGTTTTGCGGAAGAACAGGCCCGGCTTGTTACCTGTGGTGGAACGAAATGACCAACAGACTCGTAGAACTTAATCCAGAAGAGGTACAGAAATATGAAGACGGAGAAACAATCAGAGACTACGAAGTCGCGTTCTGATAACAACCCAAACAATTCTCCTGAAACTATAGAAATGTTTGAGGCTATTTACCTAGTATTGAGTGAGGCTGCTCCATATAAGCTTGAAGTTGAATGTATGGCAGTTTTCTGTGAAGATTTGATGGACAAAGATTGGGATGGAAACTTTAATAGAGCGGCAAATCACGCATTGGTCGAATGGGATATTTAACACCCAACGATAAGATGTGGGCAATCGACATAGAAACGGACGACTTAGATGCGACCGTCATCTGGTGCGCGACTGTCCGTAAAGTAGTAACGAAAGAAGAACACACGTTAGTAGGCCACGACGCAATACGAGATTTCATTAATCAACATCCCGAGGCATACTGGATAACCCACAACGGCATAGGGTTTGATATACCAACCCTTAATCGTCTTCTTGGATTAAATATTCCTGTAACACGCGTGATTGATAATTTTGTCATGAGTATGCTTTATATGCCTACGCTCGAAGGAGGACACTCTCTCGAAGCTTGGGCGAAGCGCGTAGGAATGGAAAAGATATCTTTTAACGATTGGAGTAAGTAC